TGATAAGGTCAGCAGCATCACGCAGAAACTTATGGAATACTACAAAAACAGCTATTATAATTATAGTTGATAAATGAGAAATGAAACTGCTACACTGCGTTTTATAATCTGTTTTATTTTATCGATAAATGAGAAATTATATAAATTGTATAGGATTTGCAAGGTGAAATATGCATATATAAACAATAAATAATAATATAAGATGCATTTGCGAAATATTTTCGTAGACTAATACGAAATTTACGAAATGAAATAAAATAAAATTTAAATACGAAATGTAACTTTTTGTAAAAATCAATAAATTATCATTTATAAATTAATTAATAATATTATTATATTAAGCCAGTTCGCCTCTATCAGCGTTTGTGTTGCTCTAATTATTTATATTTAATGAAATATATTAATACCAATCTTATTTCCTCAATGAGCGTTTAAAATGTAATTTGAATATTGGTTATAAATTAAGTAGGTCTTTATTTGATTTTGTAAAATCTTTTAGCTCATTTCTTGTCGCTGTAGAAAATTTTCTCATGGAATCTTTTATATATTTATCAAATCCCGAAAAGTCTAATGCGGGATTCTTCTGAAATTCCTTTGGAATAGTATCAATAATTCTTTTATCCTCTGAAGGCGGGCGAATAATCGGTTCAGGTGTTATTCTGATATTTGAAACTTCTGTAAGTGTTAATGGTGTTATATAACATCTGCAATTCCATCCTAGTGGTGGATAAATCGTTTCCCAAATTTTATCGGTGCTCGAATAAATTCTATTATCAAGCATCTCGTGTTCCGGGCGCACTCTCGAATCTTCACGAGTTTTAAATTGCCAATATGGATATAATTCTTTCATATCAGGTGTTGAAGTTCGATTATATTGAGCAGCTGAATATGATGCAGATGATGCAGTGTTTATATTTGTCCTAAGCCACCCGTTCGGTATTTGTTTCTCAACCGGTGTATATTGTTCTATTAATATTTTAGCAGTAATAGCAAATAGATCCTGAGGTGATATTGATTTACCTTGAAGCTTTAGTCCACCTTCCGGATAAGTCTTTATTATATTTGCTGCCAATTTTTTTAATTTATCCTCAAGTTCAATCGCTCCAACAGTCGCTACGGTAAATGCCCTTTGCATAAATAATTTGAGATATTTCTCATCTATTGCGGTATAAGATTTATCAAAAAGTCCCGCGTTTTCTGATAAATGCAGTATATTTTTTTTATTTAATTTTACAACATCGTTAATAGCATTATCATAACTTTTTAAAATCGTTTTTTTTAGCGTCTGAAAAATTGATAATGCGAATGAAGTATTAAAACTTTTCATCTTTATTTTTGCTATTAATTAAATTTTCTTTATTCTCCTCTATTGTAATATATACTTCTTTTGTTTTCCATTCGTTGAAGCAGTGCTTGCATCGTCTTGTTCGTAAATTAAATGAACGGAAATATGATATTGTATCTATTACATTACTATGTTTATTCCCACAAAATGGGCATCTCATATATTTTCCTTGATTTTAGAGTTAGTTAGAATATATTGTTTTAATAAAGCAGCGTATTCACGCACTGCTATTGTCTTTCCCCGCATTATCGCACAATCGCATATATCCAGCATAATTGGATCCTCTAATATTTGTGCTTGATAATTATCAGGCAGTTTTATTAATTGTAATATTTTTTTAGAAACATTTCCATCAGGTTTTTTCTTTCCTGCTTTAATCTGTGATACATAACTTTGAGTTACTCCAGTCAGTCTGCTAATTTGTTTTTGATTCATTTTTTGTTCTACAAAGTTTTAATTATAATGTTTTATCAATCGCTATCGGGCATAACCATATTATAAGATTCAACTATCCTGATAAGTTCTTCAAAGTTGCAAATTAAATCTAACATCTTTTCTAAAATCACATTATTTGATTCAATATTTTCCAATTTAAATTGTTTCCTCAATTTTATATACAAACGCATAAGTTCTATTTCTGTATTTTTTAAATATAATAAATTCATACTCGTGCTCCTTTCATCAACCTGATACTGATTATACAACTATCATCAGGGAATTTAGGATCTGAGAACCTTTTCCAATCCTCAAATCTCATATTCGCAAATTCGTGATTTACTCTTTCCATTATTTCATCTGACTTCTTCATATTTTTACGAAGTTTTTGTAATCTCATTAAATCTTTAACGAAGTAAAACATTTTAATTAGATTCATTTTATTTATCATTTAATTTTTTAAATTATTTTTTTTGTGAAAGCGTCAGGTAAATCCTGACGCTTTCGTTAATTTATTTTCTGTTGAAACATTCATACGCGAAATTCTCAGTCTGAGAGCGTTCCACACCGAGTTTAGCAAGTTCTTGAGATGATAATCCCGAAGCCAATATTGCATTCTTATCAATATCGGTTTTAATTTTCAGAAACATTTCCGTGTATTTCTTTGACTTTGCTATAACAAGTTTCACGCTCTCCCATGTAAATCCCTTCAATGTCTTTACAGCGGGATTCGATAACCTAAATGATACAATTCCCCAATTTAATTCTTTAGATTTTTTCTCGGAAAATTCATCCCTTCTGCTCTCTACATAAAGCTTAAGGTTTGATTCAAGCCCAATCTTTTCCGAATTAAGTTCATCAATAGTCTTCTGAAATTTTGATTGCACTTCCGTTATTCTCTGATTCATCTCCCCTGTTAGCTGGTCAAGCTTTGAATTGAGGATTCCGATGTTTCTTAATGTTTCGTCCACTTCTTGCCAATCTTTTAAAGTAGTTGTCTGTTCTAATTTTTTTGCCATTTTTTTTGGTTTAATTATTAAATATTTTTTTGTTTAAAATGTTTATCGGATAGTAGATTAATAGCCCTATCAAATTCGGTTTTTGTTTGCACCATAAAGTCGTCGCATTGTCCCTTCTCCGGGCAGTCCCAGCAGCTCTTAAAGCGGCTGCATGGGTCATTATTGTATTGCTGCTTTATTTCTGTTTTCGGATTCGTAAAATGTTTTTTCTTTTTGTGAAATTTTTTCATTTGTTTCTCCTTTCTGATTTTTTGTATTCTTATAAAATTTATCAAGACGTTTAATCAGCGTGCTCGCCTCACGCCTCGTCATCAGCGAGTATAGTTTTGTCAGTTTACAATTTTCGATTTCCCAGCTCGTTAATCTTTTCCGTTTTTCAGGAAAAGTTTCAAGAATATATGAGAATGCTGCCTCTTGTGACATACCGAGCCGATATTTTGATAATGATATTATTGCACGTCTTTGCTTATCCGTCAGCATTTCACTATGACCGGCAATTCCCGTTGACTTCACATATTGTTGCTGCCCTTGTAGTAATCCAAGCATAAATTTATATATTTGCTTAGCCTCATCATCTGTCAGGTCGGTAGCTGATGGCTTCCAGTCGTGCCCGTCCGATGCTGCTTCTATTAAAACAAGTGGGAGTTGCTCTGGTTCTCTTTTTTGAAACGACTCCCAAATAAGCGATTCGAGTAATGTATTATCCCCTGATAATGTCACGCTCATACCGTGCAGTTTCGCATTTAAATAATGCCTGTATGATTTAAAGTTTTTATACATTATTCAAAATAGTTAATTAAATATTTTTCGTAAATTTCTTTGCTTAATAAATAAATTATACTATCTGGCTCGTTCTCATTCATAAACTCAAATTTTATTTTGAAAAAATTTAATCCCTTTTCAATTTTATATTTTTTTGCATTCTCAAAATGTTTTAATATTTCAATCGAAAGTTTCCTATCCTGCATTCTCATTCACAAACTCCTTCCAATATTCAAATGTTTTATTTCTTTCATTTTCACTTTTAAAGTAAACCGTTATCGTGTTCTCATCTACGTACCCGAATTTTATCGAAAAGCCGTCCCTGTCGCTCTTTTCAAGCCATTTAATATTTTCCTGATAAGCGAAAAACACGTTATCGCTAAATACCTTCCTGCTATATCTTTTATTAATTGTCCCCATTGCCCGACCTTACTTTCTTTCGTTTCGGATAATACATATCTCGCAACTTTATTAGTTCATCATTTAATTTATTCATTTCATCATCTCCATTGCACCTTATAAATAATTGAGGACCCGTTGAATATCCGAGCCATAAGTATTTATTATTCAGCGTTCCATTATATTTCACGATGCTTGTTAGACTCCAAAGCCTGTAAATGAAATTATCTCGCTTCTTATTAAATTCCTTAATACTTATTATTACATGCCGCTTGTCTCTCATTCACCATCCTCCCCGCCTTCAATCAGTTTTATATTTCTTAGTTCCTTTGTGATATTAATCCCGAGTTTTGCAAGCAGCCCGAGTGCGCCGATGTATCGGCTTCGAAGTTCGTTCTGTGTCCGTTCATTTTGTTTCACTTCTTTTTTTAACTGTGCTAATTTTCTTACCGGGTCAGTCAATTTTAATTTTTCATTAATCATTTTCGCATCTCGTTTTTTCTTTTCACTCTCTATATCGAGCGTGCAGAGTTGCTTTTGCACCTCAAGAAAAAATTCAAGTGCCGCCTGTTTCTGCTGTTTCTTTGAAAGCCCTGTCAGGTCAAGGTCTTCAAGCGTTGTGGTCCCTTTCTCTTCCATTAAATATGTTGATTTTTCCATTTTTTTTCTCCGTTTAATTATTTATAAATTAATTGAATTTGTATTGCTACTTTATTTATAGCCCATACAGAAACTTTTTTCCCTGATGTCTCTGATTTTCCGTATCGTGAAAATTTTACCAATCCCATTTCCCTGAGTTCAAGCACTCGCGGTGTTACCTGATGCGGATATATATGTAGCGTCTCTGCGATCTGTTCATTACACATCTCTCCGCCGTCTTTTAATGCAAAAAATACTTCCCGTTGCCGTTCTGAAAGTTTCTCGAGTATTTCTTTCATACTCTCATCTCTTGCAAGTTCGCTATTTATGCCTTCTCTGTATTTCATATTTTTAAATCATCTAAATTTGACCAATCTACATCGCTCAGGTCATCAGTGTTTTTAATTAAATAATCCTCTACGCTTTCATTTGTTATTTCATCAGGTTTTTCTTTTACTGAATCAATCACAGTTTGAATTTTATCCGGGCTTAAAGTATTTTGTAATGTATTCATTAGCGTTCTCTCAGCTGATTTCCTAACGCTTGAGATACTTCCGTCTGTCCTCACTTCGTCCGTTAGTCCCGCTGGAATCAGGCTTCTTACTAATTTCCGCGTCTCCCTATTTATTTTAGATACTTTCGCTTTCCTCTCGTCCGGTGAAAGTGCAGATTGTGATGTTAAACTGCATACATAATCTCCCTTTGAATATTCCACTCCGAATACCGTGTCCATAAAGTTTTCCGCCGCGTACAGATCTATTGTCTGTCTTTCAAATGGTAGCCACGCTATAAAATATTTCCTTCCGTTCAATGAAGGCGATTGCACTTCAAGCGGCATATACCAGTCTCCCTGGTATTTTATTGAATTTATAAAGCGTCTCGGTCTGTCATCTATTTTCATATATGCCGCCCGCAATGTCTTTATGTCGATATAATCAGGAGTATAGTCTCTCCGGTAATTCTCAAATAATGTTGCGATCGAAATCCTTCCTGTTTCATCAAGCCATTTCTCAATTCCCTTTATTCCCCGTTTACGCGGGCGTCTCTGGCACATATGCATAAAGTAATCATCATATCTGTTAATTGCTTCCTCAATTAGTTCCTGTGTTGCATCAGGAGATAGTGCTAATCCGGAATGCTTCCCCTCTACCGGATGGTTTCCGCCTATGTAGTTTGTCTGCAATGCATCTGTCTCATCTTTTACTAATCTGAAAAATCTTTCCACCGTCGCTTTATGCGTGGGTTGATACGCCATTTGTGCTTCAAGTGTTACTCCTGCTTTATAACAGAATTGTTTCACTCTGTTATCCGCACCCAGTCCCTGATCGCAGATTATTTTTTGTTTCGGCAATCCGTATTTCAAAATCGCCTGAGCAATCAGGTCAACAATATCATCATTATTAAATGAACCGAATTTCACTTTCCATGCAAGCGGCATCATTGTGTGTGCCTCTATCAGCACCCAACTTGTCACCTGCCGCAGTTCCATTTTCCCGGTATTATCATTCCTCACCCACGCTCCCGCCACGTCCATTTTATGGTCATCAAGTGCCCAGACGTCCATAAACCCGATGTCATTCGTGAATGAACCGTGAGCCCTTATTCTTTTCTGTTCATATAAATTGTGATGATTAAATAGTTCGTGTGCTGTCCTGAATCCCCCTGCTTTTATTGCCCTGTTCACCGCTTGATAAATTGTGCTTTTCTTTATTGCTGCTATTTCCCAGAGTTCCTCATTCTCTTTTGCTTCCATTAAAAGTCTATCGACTGCGTAGTTCAGTTTCGCTCCGCCGTCTTTTATAAAATACGAAGTTAATTTACTCATTATCACGTCCATCTTATCTTTCAAAATTTCTTGCTTTATCGTAAAGCGGTCACTTCTCGGTTTTCTTTCTATTATGCCCCTTGTAATTTTTCGCCGCAGAGATTTATAGTCATATCCCCGCAATTTTAATTTCTCGTTCTCTTTTATTATCTTATCAGTAATCGCTTTTATTTCAGGATGCGTTGTATTTTGTTTAAATAGTTTAATTGCCCTGTTTAGCATCGCATCCCACCTTTCTTTAACATCATCTTTTATTATCACTTCATCTTTATTTTCTTCAAATTCCTTATCATCTATTATATATACTTTCCCGCCTATTTTTGTGCTTGTAATTTTTCCAGCCTTTATCCAGAGTTCCACGCATCTGCGTGTTACTCTTTTTTCTTGTGCATATTCATTAATTGGCTTCATTGATAATTTGTTTAAATAGTTTTAATTTCAATTTTTATTTTTGCGGGGCATTTTTGTTTATCATTGATTAATTTTTTATCAGCGATAAGCCAATTCAAATCCATATTAAACATTTTTTGTATCACCTCAAAAAATTTGAAAGTTGGTTTCACAGAGCCTTTCAAATATTTTGATATATCTCCCTTATAAAATTTTTGTTCTGTTGTTGAAATTTTATTGGCAAATTCCTCAAGAGTTAAGTCGTTTATTATAATACGAAGTTTATCCTCAAATCTCAAATTTGAAGTTCTATCCATATCCAGCACCTCTTCATCTTTTATTCTATATTCCGAATCAGTTGTGTTATCTATATTTATTTTTATTTTATATTCTATTTTCATTCGCTTAAATATTTTTTGAGTTTCCTTTCTATATTTGCGGGGCATTTCCGCCTACCATTTAATATATGGGAAAGATATTGTTCTGATATTCCTAATTTTTTCGCTAGACCTCTTTGCGTGCTATTTCTCTTTTCCTCTTTTATAATTTCTTTTATTTCCTTTTTCATTTAATTATATTTGTATAAATTGTTATACAAATATAAGTAGACAATTGTCTGTTGTCAATAGAAAAAAATAGACAATTGTCTATTCACAGAATGGAAACTACAGGAGAAAAAATAAAAAATTTTGTCGAAACAGTTATACCTGATAAAAAAGATTATAAAGCTAAACTTGGTCAATCATATAACGGTATGCATAAATATTTTACTAATCAAAGGAAGCCTGGCTTTTTTGTTTTAAAACGTCTGCATTCTCTTGGTATGGATATAAATGCTTTGTTAGAGACGTCTGAAAATGAATCAATAAAATAATTTATATATAAACATTAAATATTTTTTAAAATAAACTATTAAACAAAATGAAATCACTAACTCCGTTTTTACTCATTCTTGCTGTTTTATTTTTTTCTTGCAAATCTGATAAAGAAAAAACTCAAGATAAATTAGATTACATCACTAATCTAAATAATGCTCTTTCTGTTTATCTTGATAATATTCCGATAGCAATTGATACGATGGCAACCGATCAATCAATTGAATTTCATAGAAAAAAAAATAAAGAATTATATCAAAGGACTAATAATATTCCTATTCCGTCCGGTAATCCCGATTATCAAAAAATGAAATCTGATTTTCTTTGCATTCTCAATCGCTATGATTCATTACTCATCTCTTTCAATTCTAAACGCAAAAGTGATGAAATAAAACTTGATAACGGCTTAATCTTAAAATCAGTTGTTCAAATTGATTGTGATTATTATCGTAAGTTAGCATCCGAACCACTGGTAGATTTATATTATAGAATGGAAACTGAAAATAATCTTTTAAAAGTTCAGTTTTAATTTTATTTCATTCCCCTTATCACTTCTAATATTCTTTTCACGTCATCCGGCGAAATCACTAAATATGGTCTCGCCGGTATTACGATTTTAAAACTTTTACTTTTAGTCCCGCTACCACTTCTTGCAAATACACTTCTCCCGTTTCTTTTTGTCCTGAATTCCGCTTTCCTTTGTATCTCTCCGCCTTCCTGCTGTATTCGTGCGTATGCCTTCGCAAGCAGATTACTCGATATTATAATCATATTCCTTGATGAATCTTTCACTGCACTTGTCCGCATCAGATTGCCCGTCTTTCCTTGCAAAGTTTTTCTCCCGTCCGGTTTCTTTTTCTTTGCCCACGCTCCGTGCCCCTCCGTTTCAAAATTCCTGTCAATTGCTTTCTTTGCCTCAATTTCCATTACATTCAATATTTTTTCTTTCTCCGTTTCCATTCTCTTATTTAGTTCATTCGTTATCTCGCTTATATCGATGCTCATCTCCTGCCTCCTGTAAATATTCCGCTTATATTTCCTTCGTCCTCATTATCATTATCCAGTCCCATCCGTCTTGTTAGCCATAGCCCGTAGTCTGCCGCATCGCTCAGGTGCGTCAGTTCCTGCTTACTTTTATTAATTGTAAATCCTTCTCCGGTATCCTTCCATTGCACGAACTCCCTATCTTTAATCGTATATGAGCATCTCTCCTCTATCATATACCACCTTTTTTCTATCAAATTATTTACATAATTTGTTCTGTCTCTCTGCAGCGGATTGCTCTCAGGCACAAATAAACTCCATATTAGCCCGCTCCTTGAAAATTTGTCCTGAATAATCATATAGTCGCTGAGACCTTTACTGTTACTCGTTTTCTTCCTTCCCGCTGCATCGCCCGTTATTATCACGCTCACTCCCGGCTTATAGCATCTCTTAATATGGTCTATTATCACGTCGCATAGTTCATCTGTATTGCTGCTGAATATTCTATGCTCACCCACCTGTCTCCTCACTTTCCCGTCTAATATTATTTCCACCGCTACCATCGGATTAATTTCAAAGTCGAAACTTACTATTACCTGATTTGCATTTTTACGAAATTTATTATCGCTATCCGAGAATATATTTTTTGTCGGGTCCCACGTATGATATACCGAAAGTGCACCCACGAGATTTAAACATTTACCTTCTATATACACTTCCTGTTCTCGTTTCGTAAAGCGTTTCATTAATTGTTTTACATATTCTTCTGATACAAATTTATTCTCCCTTGTTGAAAGTGTAATTGTAAATAGTTCCTCTGTGTTTTCATCTTTTTTAAAGTAGTCCCAGCCCCAGTTCATTGTAAGCGGTTCTGCAGTCCCTGCCCAGAATACCTGATGCACCTTTGCTTCAGGATGCCTAACTCTTGAAACTAAATCTTTATATGTCTGTTGCTTCTGCGAGAATGGCTCATCAAGCCCTACTGCTGCTACATTCGGACCCTTATAAAATACATCTCCAATCAAATAAATATTTCCTTTATTTTCACTACCTTTCCCGAATGTAATTTGAAAGTGCCCATCTGTTTTCGTAAATGTATAGTCGTATCCGTTCTTATCGCATAGTTCCTTCAGATGCGGCAGCACCGTTGTATGAGCGTTCGCATCGCTAACTGATGAAAGCACTATCCAATAAGGTCTATTTAGGTATGATAGCAATATCGCCTCCGCTGCAAATGCCATTGTCTTGCCGCTTCCGTAACCGCCTTTTAGTCCTTTCTCGAATGATTCTGCTGCGTGATATTTTGTCTGCTTATCGTTCGGTTCGTATTGCGGCAGTAATGAATGTAGCACATCTATTCTATTCATTTTTCCTTTAAGTGCGGTTCGTTTTTTTTCAAGTATTAATTTCTTTTCTTCAAGTAGTGCCTGCTGTAATAGATTTGCTTTTGCCATTATGAATTTTTCTTTATTAAGTTTATTATTTCCTCTTTTGTCAGTTCCGGATTCAGTTCCCGCATGCATTTGTCGAATACGGCAAAGTCTCCGCTCATTTCTTTATCCGTATCCATCCGCTCCTGCATTCTTGTTATTGCTTCTAACATCTTATAGTCGCCTGCATCCTTCGCAATGTTCACCTGCTCTTCAATTAAATTTGATAGCATTGCTTTTCTCAGCATCGTCCTATCGAATTTCAATTTCTTCTCCGTTGCAAATTCATTCCTGTTATATGCATTCGCCAGCACCATAGCAATGTCTTCAACGTCATCTTTACTAAGTGATATTTGCAAGTTCCCCACTTTCACTCTCACGCTCTGATGCTCTGCCATCAAATCAAGTTTAAATATTTTTTCTATTAATTGTTTCACAGCCCCGCCGAATAGATTCTCCGGCACGCTATCAGGGTCGGGCTTTACGCTCACAAGTTTATTCACTCCTATTTTTTTCCTCCCTGTAACCTCCGCCGCAATCGTTGCTGCTTCCTTTTTCGTTTTCCCCGCGCTCACCGCTTGACTTATTATTTCTTTCTCTTCAATTGTTACTTTTCTTTTCTCTTTGCCTCTATCATTCCTCACTTTCCTCACTCTCGCATTCCGTTTTGAAATGTCCCTATATATCGTTGCCCGTGATATTCCATGTTCATTTGTCATTTTTTCCTGAAAGTCTTTCCCGGCTTTTTTATATTTCACGTTTAATTTTTTTAGTATTTCCAAATCTGCAAAATATTTTGTGGTCTTCATTATCTATCCCTCCCCATCACTCTTATGTTACCGCCGCTTATTATCATTTCCGTTTGCTTCTCTTTCGCAATATTTAAGTTCACCCTTCCCGAAGCAATATCTTTCAAATAGTTTATTGCCGCATCATATCTGTCCTTTACAAATCCCGGTATTTCATCAAATTGCACTCTCGTATGTAGATTGAATATCGCAATGTCTGCGGAATATCTCCTTATCACAAGTGGCACATCAGTCGTTATAGGCACATCTATACTTGCATTTGCAAGGTATCCGTCTATCAAACTGTCCGCTTCTTTTATCGCTGCTTCGGCAATTGTATCATCACTGCCTGTCAGTCGGTTATATGTATCATAACCTACGCTCCTTTGTAAATCATCAGTAGTAGAATACATTATTATTAATTTAAATTAATTATTTTTTTTTATTTAAAATTTTATTTATTATTTTTATCATCATCAACGGATTTGAATATTTCCTCAATATATTTTTCAACTTCATCATTATTATTTTCATCAAATTTCATTTCTCCCGGTGGTATTTCACCTGGCTGCATATCTATTTGCTGCTGCCCATCGGTTTGTTGCTGTTGCTTCTCCTCAACCTCAACTTCAAATTCTTCTTCAATGTCATCTGGATTTATTTTAAATCCCATATTTGCAACGTTCAGTAGCGTTTGGCTTTTCTTTAGTTTTATGTCAATCGAAACTTCATTAATATATTTGAACTCCGGATATTCCGGTGCGTTCGGATAATTCAGGTCTATCAGACGTTTTATTATTTGTTTATTTATTGTCTCTTCAATTAATGTCATATCTGCCTGCATATAGTCCTCTCTTACCTGATTATGCACCGTCCCTAATGCATAGCTACCTTTATCGCCTGTCTTTGTCGTTAGCGTCTGTCCCACTACATTTATACTTATAGAATCGTCTATTCTTTGTATAAATGTATCGAATGCCTCGCCGCTCTTTCCTGTGCTTGTATCATTCTTAAATTCTATCTCGTATGTATTCGGTATCACTGCGTATGCAAGGTTTCCCATGTCTCTTACTGCTGTAACAAAATTTTCTTTCATTCGCATATCCGCACCCAGCGGGTCATACTTTCCGACTCTTAAAGGATTTCCGAATAGTTCTAAGTACGTGCTCCAATCCGATTGTGCGTAATATTTCACGAAATATCCTCTTATTAATGCATCTATGCATCCGTTCACAAGTCCGTTTGTTGCTTCGCTATCGCTTGCCTCCACTGTAACAAGTTTCATCTCATCAACATCAACATATTGCAACTGGCTATAGTCTATACTTGCCTGTTGCCTTGTAATCCCCGATGCCATCACATTCCGCATCCTGAATCCGTCTAACATTTCCGCTGTTACTATTTTATATTCGTCAAGTTCATCATTGTATACATACAGATAATTCGGAATTCTTTTTTGCCCGGTTATTATTATTTTTCCGTTTACTGCTTCCCAATTCAGTTCAAAGATTGCTACTCCCTGCAGTTGTGCCTCCAGCACGTTCGCTGCAAAGTTACTTATATTTATTTGCTCTAAACATTCCTCTATAAATTTCTTTCCCTCGTCCCACTGGTCGCATTCTATTCTCCACTGTTTATTTATCGCTGCATATTTCCTTGTCCTGCACACCCCGCCTATATGCAAATCTCTCCTTCGTATTTCATCGAAGAGAAGTGCTTTCCAAAATGCCAGCCCTAACCGTGCCGCCTGGCAATATTGCTCTATCGAATATTTTGTTAGATTGTTAAATTCATCTGTATATAGTCCCGCAATCCATCTCGGATTATTAACTTTTACAGAAAAACTATCAGGTTTATTTATAGGTTGTATTGTCTCAACCTGTTTCTTTTTAAAAATTTTTTCAAAAATGCTCATTTTTTTATTTTTTTTATTTTTATTATAAATTAAACTTTCTAAAATTTTCCATTCCCGTTTATCGTTAAAATCCTATACCCCGATTTTCGCTCTACGAGCCGTTTTAAGCCAATTTCTCCGTTTAGGCGATACTTGATATGACCCGATTTTTAGTTATATTTAGTTATATTTTTTATAACTAAAACCCCCTTTATAAGGGTATTTAGTTATATTTTTTATAACTAAAACCCCTATTAGTTATATTTAGTTATAAAAAATATAACTATAGAGCCCTAAAATATAACCAAGTATAACTAAACCCTTAATCTGCCTTCCGCAAATGCGGTTTTTTCGCTTTTCCTTAATATTTTTTTTATTTTCAGCTAATTTCACTTCTGAATCCTACACTAAATTTCATTCTGTATATCGTCACTCCCCCTTGCCTGAATCCTATCCTCTGAAATCCGATGTAATGACTTTCATACCATCTGATTCTTGTGTGTATATTTCCGCTAATTTCACTCTCAATTTGTTCAATCAAATCCAATCCCTCCACTGCATCACCTACTCTGCTTCCTATGTATATGTCCATATCCGCATTATATGCAAGCACCCTGTCGTCTGATGAATGCACTGTCGGCACGCTACCGGTTATATCTATCAGAGCACAAGGCAATTGCGGCGTCCATTCCGCTCCTTCCTCAAGTTGCCCGGTATATCGTTCTGCAAGCACATTTAAGTCTCCTATCAGCTCTAATATTATTTCTAAATATTCTTTTAACATTTTTCTTTTTTTTTTGTTATTACAAAAATAAACACGATTTAAAATTTCTGCACGAACATTAAGTTGATATAGCATATATATATTGATTTTGTTTGCTTTAAGGCATTCTCTTATTTATTTTTGTATTGAATTTAATTTTGTTCTCATAACCCTATCTTAAAGTAAGCCGGTGCTTTTTTATTGCCCATCGGCTTTGAGTAAAAACCGAATCTTACCCGGCTTACTTTTTTTTAAAAAAATATGAATAAACTCTGGAAAATTTGTCGTGCTGGTAAGTATCCACAAGGTGAAATCACCCCCGCTGACCTTACTGAAATTGCAGGCTCATATAATCCCTCGTTTCACGAAGCACCTATCACGCTTGACCACAATCAGTCCGGTCCCGCTTACGGTTGGATTGATAAAGTTGAAGCTAAGGGTGATTCGCTCTATGCCTCGTTCAAAGAAGTTACAAAAGAATTGTTGAACCTGAATCAAGAAAAGAAATATAAACGCCCTTCCGTTGAAATTGCTCAGTATGACGGAAAGAAATATCTCCGTGCTGTATCCTTCGTCACTTTCCCGCAGGTAAAATCTTTGCCCGCAATTGAATTTAATGAAACTGAAAATCTTACTTTTATTCTTTCCGACTCAGACCTGAATTTTGAATCCGAATTTCCTAAAAATACTAAAATAAAAATGAATCAAAAAATTATGAAGTTCGCCGAATCTCTCGGCATCACGTTCTCCGAGACTACCTCTCCGGATGACGCCCTTCTCGCTTTTGCGGAGAAGGCAGATTCCCTGATGAAAGAAATCACCGGGCTTGAATCTAAATATAATGCTCTGGCTAAAAAAAATTCTGAAGTCCTTGTGGACTCCGCTATTGCGGAAGGTAAAATACTTCCTGCAGATAAAGATACTTATATGAAGTTTGCTGAATCAAATTATGACGGCTGCGTCAAACTCTTTGCCTCTCTTGACAAAAAAAATATGTTTGACAAAAATCAAACTTCTACTAAAGCCCCGAATGGTGCAGATTTAGACGCTAAAAAAAAGTTTAAAGCCGATGGCACGCCTATCACTTACGCGGAAATTCTAAAAGACCCGAATCTGCAAAAGAATTTCTCTGAAGCCGAACTCGATTCGCTCCGTCAGGATTATCTTAATATTTAATTTTGCATTTCAATTATGATTATCCCACCTTACTGCACCCCCGCTTGAGAGTAAACTCAAGCATCACTGCCGGGAACTCCTTACCTCCTGAGTTCCCGTGCAGCCCGCCTCTTGCAAGGCATATTCGTTCTTTCTTTTTGCAATTTCTGAATCTTCATTTCCTAACTTTTAATTTATAAATTTTATGCCTTTTTCAAAAACTATTCTTGCTGACGCCTTCGTTCAGCGCCTGATTGAAAATCAGGGCATTTATTCCAATGCAAATCGCTCCTTCGATTCTCTCGTAAAGCCCGGAGCTACCTCCGTTGATATTCCTGCTCTTGCTATCCCGGTTTTGAAAACCGCCGGTGTTTCTGTCTCAAGTTCCGATCGCAAAAAAACTAAAACCGATACTGCAAATATTAACGTTCCTCTCGGTCCTTATGCAGTCCCTCTCGCCGATGAATTGCTTGGACGTTATGAATCAGGTGGTATCCTTCTTAATGGCTACCTCGATTCCGCCGCTGCTGTTATTCAGGAAGGCTTTGACACTGCTCTTATTACCGAATGTCAGAAGACTACTGACAAAGCAGATTTTGCCGCATCCACTCTCTCATGGGCTGATATTGTTGGTATCAACGCCGCTTTCGATAAAAATAAAGTTCCAAAAGCAAATCGTTGCATCGTTATTGATGCAGACCTTGAATCCGAATTTTTTAATATCGATGTAATTAAAAATGCCGCCGCATATAATACTATCAACTTTGCAACCGGTAGCGTTATCAGCATTCTCGGTTTGAAGTTCTTCTTCACCGGTGTTGCCCCCAAGGTTGGCACTAAAGCATCTGTCACCGCATTCTACGGTCCCGGTGTTGCATTCATTATCAGCCGCCTTGGAGAAATTAAAACTGCTTGGCAGACTGATGCACTTCTGGATACTGTTGATGTTCTTGCTCACGCAGGTGCAAAGCTTCTTGATAATAAATTTGCTATTGTCCGCACTAAACCTTCAACCTAATTTTTTTTCTCGGGCAGGGCTCTTGTCCTGCCCGTTCATTCCTAAGTTTCTTAAATTTAACTTTTATAAAAAATGCCTACTACAGACCGCAAATCAAACAAAGACATACGCTTTAATTCCGGTAATAACTTTTATGTTAAACTCGGCACTGGCGACTGGGAAAATCTCGGCAAACTCGTATCCGGTAAACTCTCTCGTAAAACCGATGTCGCCTCTGTTGAACTTGCCGACGGTGAAACTGTTCAGAAGCGTGGTAAACGCCTTTGCACTCTACAAATCACTCTCGCTCAGATGTCTGCTACAATCCTGAATCGTCTGGATGAACTCGAATCTCAGCCCCTTAAAGCCTATTATGATAACGGCTTCTCGGACGGCACCTGGATGGAATTCTATATCCCTGAACTTGAAATCGTTGAAAATTTTGACGTCGATATGAAAGGCTCAAGCCATCAGGCAATCGCTTTGGATTGTATTATTCAGCCTCAGTCATCTGTCGTCACTTGCACCCCGTCAACTGACCTGCCATCCGTTGCTCACGCTACCGGCAGCACGCTTATCACCGGTAAGAATGTTTACTATCTACCAATTGATACTACTACCCCTTAATCATTTTTTCTGCAGGTGCAATGTCTTTTTACATTGCACCTTTAACTTTTAAATTTATTCTCTTGCTATGCTATTCGCAAATATCATTATCGCTGTTGTTACCTTGCTCACAGGCATTATCGGCTTCCTTGTCGTTCGCCTGCTAAATAGCATCAGTAATGATATAAACGAACTTAAAGAATCAATGAAAGAATCATTAAAAATCACGACTGACCATGAAACTCGTCTCACCGTGCTTGAACATGAACATGCTAATTGCTTCTATCCCCGCGGATATGTTAAATCCTCTGGCACTTAATATTTCTATTCCGAAAGTTTTTTCAAAATTTAAACTTAAATAAAAAAAATGAAATCAATTTTTCTTTCCAAAACTATCTGGGTATTTTTCGTTTTATTCATTGGCTCAATTCTCAATATCACCGGTATTGTCACACTTGACCTATCCCCCGATGCAGGCTGGCTCTCTATGGTTATTTCCGTTATTGGCATAGTCCTGCGTCTCATAACTAAAGAGCCTATCAACTGGGATTCATCTAAATAAAAATTTATTTTCGCAGGGCAGTCTGTTCATTGCCCTGCAATTAAATTATTTTTTATCTCATTCAAAAATGACAAACTTCAAAGAAATTACAGACCATTATTTGCAAAAGATTTTAACTTCGGATAAATATTTATCTCCAAATGTTATCTCAGATGTTGATTTACTTGTGCCATCTTTTGCCGATAAAATCCAGCGTCTCCGCACCGCATATATGGAATTTCACGAATCGACCCCCGTCATATTTGAATCATATCGTTCGGACGTTCGTCAACTCATATGTTTTCAGTCGGGTGCAAGCAAAATTCGCACTTCAGGGATGCACCACTTCGGCATCGCAGTTGATATAATTGCACTCGATAGTAAGGGCAATCCCTCTTGGAATATCCTTGACTATGGCTCACTCCATAAAATTGCAAGTTCTCTCGGTCTCATCTATCTCGATTTTGAAGCGTGCCATTTCCAGCTCATTGAAACATGGCAGCAGAATCTACTTCGCCAAGCCGTCACTTCCGCAATTATAGATTTCCAGAAGTCCCACTCTCTCGTCACTGACGGTATTCCCGGCATTAAAACCCGCTCCGCTCTCCGCTCATTTTTCAAAAAATAAAAAAACAAAAAAAATGAAATTTAAAAAAATATTTTCTCTCCTTCTCTTTTTATCTGTTGCTACCACCTGTTTCTCCCAATCCGCAGGTCGTATCTCCATTTCAAGAGAAATTGATTTCTCTAAAGGTGGTTTTACACATAATATCTCTGGCAATGATACCTTACGCGCTGATACTCTTACCATCCCTATATATGATAATTATATTTTAACGGGTATTGCTATGAGTGGCACTCCGGTTCTTAATATATATGCATTTGTTGGTATGCATGGAATTAAAGTCAATATTGATTCTTTAAATCCAAATCTCCTATCACAATACAATCTATATGATACCTCCTCTTTTAGCAATATTCTTAAGCTCTCAAGTTGGTTTAATTGCGGGAATGATTCTTTAAGATATAAAAAGGTATATACATATTACAAATTAAATGATCTCCTAAATTATGATTATATATTCCTTTCCTTAGTAAACGTTCATACCTTTTATCCTACTGTAAATAAAATCCATATTATATTTTACTTCCGTCGCTTTATATGACCTCAAAAGATTACATCATTCTTGCCCTTATAATTTTCACCACCGCTTTACTTGCAAATATATCCGCTTATTATATCACTCGCCCGGATAACGTCCTGAATCTCTACCAAACTAATTATCGCAGTATTGATTCCATTTCTAAATTAAATACGAATATTTCCACGCAATATGAGACGCAAAAAATTCATAATTATTATAATTACATTCTCGACTCTATTCATATCAGTAACACCTCTGATAGCACAGAACTCCAGCGAATTGCCGATTCCCTCGCCAGACTCCTGCTTTGTGATTCCTGCAGATAATATCGGGCATTCCCTTATAACCTCTGCACTCCTGAAAGGTCTCTATTATAAACGCCTTTCAATCATTCAGGATTCCGTTATTTCAAAAAAAGATTCCCTTATTTCATCATACCGGAATAATGTTACTTCCTCTTTATCTGCACCTGTAATCTATAAGACTAACTGGGCAATCACCGCCCTCTGCACCTCTGCCGCATTTATAATTAATTGGACTATTTATTTATTAATCAACTTAAAAAAATGAAAACTTATAAAATTGATTCCACCACAACTATCTATCAGGACGAACTCACCATTGAGCAAGATGCTTGTATCACAAATTTACTTACAGATTTAAATCTCGATAACGTCGAATCTCTACAGGTTAAAGATTTATTAAAGGCACTCACTCAGAGAGATTTTATTATAAAGTTTTTCTCTTGCATCCTCATTAATAATGATCACACGCCCGTTGATGAAATGATCATTCGTAAAAAAATAAAAAATAAACTTGCTGTGGAGATAGTAAAAGATTTTTTCTCTTTAAACGCCGAACTTCTGAATTACTTGAAATCTTTAATCAGCAGTTTGGCACCGGTGATGACTACTCTTTCCCCCTCATCAAATTTAGAAAATATCTGAATGAACAGTTGCCCCCTGACCTGCCGCAATCTATTCAACAAAATATCGATGTTTTTTTATTCTCTCTATCCGGTGGCGACCTCTCTAAGCACGCACAGTTACGCAAGTTAAAACTCTCCGAAGCCTCACGCTTCTTAATTCTTAAGTTCCGCCAATCATTTATAGATTATTATGCTCTTCATAAAGATGACCTTTAAAATTTTTATTTCTCAAACTATTGAATGACATTGAACTCCAACTTCTCCTTGATGTAAAAGGTTTTGCAAATGGTATTAAAACCGCAATGCAAATGCTTCAGAATTTCTCGAAGCAGGCTTCCGGTTTGCTTAATATCAAAGCAGTAAACTTCGATACTAAATCAATTGATGATTTCGCATCGAAAAATAGTGCATTCCAAACCTCTATCAAGCAGTCTGCCGCTGCTACCGGCTCGCTCACTACCGCCACTTCTAAAGCAACTGCACAGCAAGTTGTGTTAAAGGATAAACTCGCTGCAACAGGTCTTACGCTGCAGGGAATATCAATGCTATGGCTCGCCTTGAAGTCTACTGTCGGCTCGTGGGTCCAGTCAGCCGATTCCGCAGAAATTGCGAATGCAAAGCTTGCAAACGGTATGAAGAATGTTGGTGAAGGTATTGCCTCCGTTAATGCATTAAGTTCTCAGGCTAGCCAACTAAAAGCAATCACTCCTTTCTCCGGCAGTGAAATTAAAAATGCTCAGGCAATGCTCACTACTTTTATGAAGAGCAGTGAAGAAATTAAAATCCTCACGCCTCGCATTCTCGACCTCGCCGCCGCTTATATGAAAACTGGTGATGCTTCAATGGATGTGCAGCAGGTCGCCGTGATGTTAGGCAAAGTAAATGAGGAAACGATCGGGGCATTGCGGCGTGTCGGTGTCGCTTTCACAAATGAGCAAGCCGAAAAATTAAAGAGCTTGCATGGCACTGAGCAGGCAATTTATCTGTCTCAAATACTCGACCAAAATTTCAAAGGCATGGCTCAAACTGTCGGGCAGACTTCAGCCGGGCAAATGAAAATTTTTCAAAATCAACTCGGTGCTCTCAAAGCATCTATGGGTGCAATCATTATTGAAGGTCTCCGCCCGGTTATCAGTTTCCTGAAAGATTTTGCCGCTGTTCTCTCCGCTCAACCCGCTTATGTAAAAGGTTCTATCCTTGCTGTCACCGCTCTTGTCGTTGCTTTTAAGTTTCTCGGCTCATCTATCAGCCCTACCGCAAAAACATTTGCAATTATTTCCGCTTTATTAATTGCTCTGCCTCCCGGACTCCGTATCGTTGCAGGTGGTATACTTATTGTTGCCTCTGCTATCTTTGTCCTTAACGGTGGTCTCGCTACCGCTAATACCTTGCTTGGCGGTCTCCCGGTATTTCTTGGATTGCTTGCCTCCGGTGTCGTTGCTCTCTTCACCGGTATTAGCTCCGCCTCCGAAAATACCGAAGAGAAAATTCAATCTCTCGATAAAAGTATTTCTGATTCCACTCAGCGCCTGAACGATTTAAAAAGTGCAAATTCTAACCTCACTAAAATTTATGATTATCTGAATGGTAACATTGAGCACACGGACGCATCCACAGCCGCATACAACCAGTCACTCGAAGCTATTAAAAATGCATACCCGGCACTGCATGCTCATATCTTGCTTTATAATAATGACCTTGATGAAAATAATAAACTCATTCAGGAGCAAATCGATAAAAATAATGAATCAATTGCGGTTCATTTAAATGCACTTGTCGCTGACAACATCCAAAAAATATTAGCAGAATCAGAAGCCCGTAAACAGCAGAATGAAGAACTTCAGAAAGAAATTGACCTTCGTAATCAGCTTGAATATAATATCTCTCGTGGTGGTGAAGTGCAAGGTTTCGGCAAAGAAAAAATGTTTGTACCTTATAATGAAGCCGAAATGAAAGCCCAACAGGATTTATTAGTACAAACTAAAAGAAATATAGATGTCCTTAATGCATCTTGGGCAGATTATACTGAAAAAATTTATAATAGTATTACAGGCATTAATCAATTAGGATTAACGGATGAACAGACAAAAAAAGTAATGCAGGCACAACTTGAAACATATATCAGTACACTTTCCAATCAGGGAATTGGTGCTCAGTATGCGTTTCAGAATGCATTAGTCAAGCTTGGAGTTTCAGGCTATGATTCTTTTCAAAAAGTCTCTCAGGGTATCTCAGGTGTTATTGAACAGCTGATGGCTGCAAAAAAACAAGCTGCAACGCTAAATGCTACTATCTCCATGACTACATGGCAGGAAAATATGCAGAAAGAAATTAAAGCCGTTCAGGATAATATTACCAATCCGAAAGATAAAACTATAATTGATAATGCAAAAAATCAGATTAGAGATATTGTCAATAAAAATAAAGATTGGAAAAATCTGCAAACCGAAATCGATAATATCCTTAATCCAAAAGAGCCTACTCATAAATCATCATCCGCTCGCTCTAAAACAATCGAAAAAGAAACAGACGAAGTTCAGGAGCTTATCTCGGCTTGGCAGCAGGCACTTAAATTCTATTATGCATCCGCCGAAGTAAAAGAAACACTTTCCGCATCCGGTATCGCTGCAGGCAAAGATGAAATTCAAATCCAATCCGAATTAGATGATGTCCTGAAAAATCGCACCAACCTCACCGCTGAACAAATATCCGAACTCTCTGACTTCCGTGATGAAATTGCAAAAGTAAAATCGGAACTTGATTTTGCTCCTCGCTCAAAATCTACTTTCATTCAGGATTATATGAAAGGTGCTAAAGAACTATGGGAAGAGCAGCGTTCACGCTCAAAGTCCACAGAGCCCTGGGAAACTCGCTCTGTTAAAGAAATTGAAAAAGCAATCAAACTCTATAATGACTGGATTGCTTTGTCCGGTGAACTATCGCAGCAGGATATTGATTACCTCGAATTGCAAATTCAAAAGCAAATCAAAACAACTGACAACTTTGAACTTCAAATCCAGCTGCAGGCAAAAATAAATGACCTTGAAAAGCAGCGTAACGAAATTATACAAAAGAGAATCGACGCCGAAAATCTCCTCATTGAAATTTCCGCTCGTGCAAATAAAGAAGGCGGATTTTTCTCGAGCCTGTTTGGCGATGCAACGGAATCGTTTAATAAGAAATATAATGACATCCTGTCCTCTCATCAAAAGACTCAGGATGAAATTCAAAAAAATCTCGACACCGGTGTCATCACCGAAAATGAAGCAGCCCTCGCACAAATGGAAAATGATATTGACGCTCGCAAATCCATTCAGAAAATTGTTTATCAGCAGCTGCGTGACGGATTCTCTGCAGCCATCTCCGGCGTTCAGGAAATCGCAAACACGCTCGGCATCGGCGCAAACACCTTTGTCGGCAAACTCATTTCAGGACTTCAGTTTGCCGTTTCGCTCGCCACGTCCATCTCGTCAACTATCAGCTCCATCCTTTCCATCGCTGCCTCAGTCGGTAAACTCGCTGCCACGCCCGCTCTCGGTTTTGCAAGCGGCGGTGCTGTCCCCGGCATCGGCTCAGGCGATACCGTTCCCGCAATGCTCACGCCCGGTGAATTCGTAATTAACAAATCGTCCGTTCACAATCTCGTACGTCGCTTCGGAACTGCGTTTCTCCCGTGGCTCAACGGCGGCTCGCTCCTTTCACAATATGCAAATCGCTATGCCGGCGGCGGCTTGGTCACCTCGCCTGCATTAAACATCCAGACTTCACGTGAACCATACATCCTAACAACCTCAATCAAAGGTCAGGATTTAAACGTCGTTCTAACCCGTGCTAAAAACTATCAGCAATCCCGCCTGTTATGATAAATATTAAATGCACAAAATTAACCTACGCTGAAAACGTTCCACGAAACGAACGCTATCCATTCTCCGCATACGAATTTATACAATCCCCGCAGGTTGACCTTGCACCGTATCTGTCCGAAGTTTCAACTCTCAAATATCAAAGTATTTTTCAAAGTGAAATCAAAACTGCAAGCATACAATACGAGTCTTCAAACGTCACTGTCACGCTGTGCCCGGATAGCACGCTGCGTGAAATGTTCTTTCCGGAAGTGTTCTCCTATGACCTCGACCGGTTTATTTTTATATTTGAATTTTATACGCACTCAGGGCAAAAGATTTTCACAGGCTTTGCAAATTATCAAAACATTTCACGGGAATTCACACTCGAAGCTGCCGGCAAAATTCATATCGAAATTCTCGGCATGGAAAAAGCCTTCAAAGATTATTTCTCTGCCCGCCCGCTTCCTGTACCGCAAAAGCTCTTCAACCTCTATTACAATAGCAGCGCTCAGATAACATACTGGTACAATTCACCACTAAACTATGAAGACAAATTAAATGCCACTTGCGTCAAAGATTTTAACTTCTGGGATTTGCTCTTTGCTCCAAATATCCATACCACAACTCCTCCGACCAATTTCCCCGGGTACGAAAATATGTTTCGCTATGTAAACTGCGTACCGCAGCTCTACGCCGATACAAATCAACGCTATATTCCACAGCATACATGGTGGCTCAAGTCAGGTTACAACCGCTTTTACGCTCAGAATTACAATTGCTACGAATTCCTCGAAAAGGCGTGCATCGCACACGGTTGGAAATGGTATATCGAAACTCTCTCCGCTACGCAATATAATTTATGTATCCGTGATATGTCATTCGACTCAGGCATTTATCATACCGTTAACGATACCAAATTGATAGACTTTTCAGAATCCTTTTGGCAATATAATTTTCTTTATGAATACATATTTATTCCCGACGGATGGTCTTCGCTCATCGCCGCATCACATTCCGGCAGTCACTTTAAACTCGTTACAAATAAATTTGACCTGAACAACGAATCAAACTTCTTTCGTGATGCTTATATGAAAGACTTCGGCAAGCAGCATGGCTACGCATTCGACACGTGGTATGAAACAGGAAAATATTACACGCTGCAAAACAAACTCGAAAACTCGGAAATCTTTTCTTACTATCAGTTCAAATACAATTCCGATAATTTCAAAGACCGCTCATCTCTCATCGACCGCTGGCACTCTAAATTCTTTCTCAATCTCGATGCCGGATCTCACGATAATATCTTTACACGCTGCGACCAGCTCACACGTGAAAACTACAGTCACGAATCCTTTTCCCCCGGTCAATTTGACCTCCTCTTCACCGGCAATGTTGGCGATTGCTTTTTCCAATGGAATCCGAACCGCCCTTCTGGCGCATCCGAACATCATTGCGATTACAACGACTATTCCCAGCTCGATACCTTTTATAAAAATTACAAAACTCTCCTATACTCCTCCGCCAAGCACACTTTCGAACTTAATCTGAATTACCTCATCACCTCCGGACCCAATACAGTTATTACTTACAAAGGTCAGCAATTTTCTATCCTCTCGCTCGAACTCGATCTCTTTAAAAATATTTCAAAACTTCAAATCATACAGCTTTGAAAAAATATGTAAACGGCTATGACAAACCGTCCTTTCGTATATACAACCCTGCATCCAATAGCACCACCGTCATCACGCTTTCATCACGCTATCAATCGCTTACAGAATACTATGAAAAGATTTCAGCTTATACGAAACTCCTGAACGGTGCTAAAGATAAACAGTTCCTGCATTACGACATGGAATGGCATCTCAACTATTCTCAAATGATTGAAGCCGCCGACCTTTTAAAAATTCGTCAAATCGAATCAGCTGAAGACTCCGGCTTGGAAATCACTCTCATTCCTCATTCAGATTTTCCTTTCCGCCAGTTCCGTGTTTTAATTCTCGACGAAAAACGTGAAATCGCTCTCGACCCGCATTTCCACGGCGCCCCGTCCCTTACTAATAAAGGCTTTTCAATCACATTCGTAAATGCCTTGACTGTTACCGACCCCATGTTTTTACCCGGAGATTATCTCCCGCTCACTCCTTTTCACTTGCATAATCGCCTTTGCATAATTTAATAATTTTATTATAAAAAAAATGAATGACCAAATCCAAATTACATTAACTCAGCAAGACGCCGAAGGACATTTAATCCCTTTTGAAAATCTCATCAAAGATAATTTCAAATTCCGTGATTTTACCGGCGGCATTACCGGTCCTGAAATTAATTTCCTCACCTTCTATGACCGCGGTGGTGGCTCTTATATATTCGGTGATTTCCAGATCTCTGAAGTTACTCCATCTCTATTACATTTAAATGATATTCCGATTTTATCGCTTGGTATTCTATATCTCGGTTCTCCGGAATTATCTTTTATAAAAAAATCTGGTGACACTCTCACCGGTGTTCTCAATGCAGACGGCAACCGCATCACCGGGCTTCCCACCAATCAAGACGATAATACCGCTCCCTCCGACGCCGCTTCAGTCGGGCTTATCATGGGTGTTAATAGTTATATCTCAAATAATTATGTCAATAAATCCGGTGACACTCTCACCGGTATTCTTAATGCAGACGGCAACCGCATCACCGGGCTTCCCACCAATCAAGACGATAATACCG